TCAAATCAATGGATCTGCCAAAACAGTGCTGGATGAAGCCAGCGAATACTCCCTAAACCTAATCACCTCCTCCCCCAGCACATCATTGATCTCACTGAACACCGCTTGCACCGGCTCCAGTTCATTGGTGACGAACACCTTGGCTGCTTTCTCCACGTCGCCGAAGCCGCCGGTGTTGTTGGGGATGATGCCCATGAGCTGCGGGGGAATGCGGTGGCCGGCTAGCTGGTCGTCGCGGGTGATGTTCTTGATCGCGGCGAAGTCATCCTTCGCGGCCACTTCACTGATCGGGATGATCTGGATGCCGTCTTTCTTGCCGTTGGGGCTGTACATAAACAGGTTTCGGAAGTTACCAACGCCCTTCGACTCTTTAAGCGCCGAACGCATGGCGTCGATATCCTCCTGGTTGTGGGCAGCGTCGGAGACGTACATCACAAAGCCCGCGTGGGAGCCATTCAGGTAATACTTGCGCCTGAACAGCGTGGCGTTCTCGTTCAGGTAGATCGACTGGAGCGCGCCCAGGTAATCCGGTACGCCATACACTTCCTGGTTGATGTCCGGTTCCAGCAGGTGAATGATGCTGCCCTCGTCGAACTCGCTGCGATCCGACCAGTTGGGCACCCAGAAGTAGCGGCTAAGATCCGCCCCGCGTCGAACGTACTTCGCCCGCGCTGGCTTTAGTGCCAACAACCTACCCAAGCGCCCGAAGATCCGCTCCAGGTAGCAGTTGCCGAACACCAGGTAATCGGTGGCCAGCGCACTAAATGCCTGGCGGCTGAGCAGTGGATGGGGAATAAACGAACGCACCAAGATATTGCGCTTTACCTGGATGGCCGAACCATGGTGCGCAGTGGCACGGTAGGTCTGGGCCAGCGCTGGAAAATCCACCGGCGGCTCGTACCACTCATTGCCCAGCATCCAGCAGCCGGTATAGAAAAAATCATAGCCATCGATCACCGGCGTCGGCTCGCCGAAGCTAAACGCCTCTGCTTTGGCAGGCGCGGCCGTGGTCTCGGTGTCTTTCACGTAAGCAGGCACGCGTACCCGCGGCTTCTGCGCTGCTGCCGCTTCGCTCATCCGTATAACTCCATTAGGGAACGGCCCGTGCCGTGATCGACCGGGCCATCGAGTGGCTCATTGTGTAAGGCGTGCATGGTCGCCCACGCCAGGTCAGCGTGGCCGGTCTGGTTATTGCGCCCGGCGGTGTAGGTCATCTGGCGTCCGGAGGCAGTCAGCTCCCGGCGGATCGCCATAAACGACTGGGCGAGATCCACCCACCCAGCATCGAATTCAAGACGCCCTTTATTGATGATCTGCTGCGCCTGCATCACCAGGCGCGACTTCATTTCCGGGGTATAGCGGTAACGTGTGACGGTGGGGAAGAACTTCGCCACCAGCTGGGCCACGGCTTCACCGAGACCCGAGGTATCGATGCCGATAAAGGTCACGTTATAGCGCTGGGTCACGCTGCGGATAAACTCGGACTGGGCCTCATAATCGCGGCCTTTGAGGCGATGGCGTTCCAGAATGCGGTGCTTGCTATCGACGGTTTTCGGCGGTGCGACTACGACCAGACCCGCCCCATCGCCATCTTCACCATCACCGGCCGGGTCATAGCCGATCCATACCGGATGCTCGCCATAAGGCCGCGGCGCGAAGGGTTTCAAATCTCGCCAGGCATCCCAGCTATCCACCATGCAGCGCTGCATCATCGCCAGCGGGAAGGCACTTTGCGTGTCGTCCACGAACTCGCACATCAGCAGGTTCGCAAACTCATCATCCGAGTATTCAAGGCGCAGCTGATCGATGTCGAACAGGTCACAGCCCCCGGCAATCGCATCCTCAATGGTCACGATCTGCCGCCATTGGCCATCAGGCCCACGTGCCCCGTTCTTCAAGGCCGCATGGCTTACATCGATCTTGACCCGGTCGGCTTTCTTCTGGCGTTTGTTGAACCGGTCACCCGTCCAGAACGGGTACGCCTCATGGGCCACGGACGATGGCGTGCTGAAGTAGGTCTGCTTCCACTTTTTGTGCATCGCCATGCCCGACGTCACCTTGCGGAACGTCTCGAAGCCATGAATCCAGAAGTATTCGTCTAAGTAGGTATCGCCGTGGTAACCCTGGGCGGTTTTGGCGTTGGTACCGAGAAAGTGCAGCTCTGCACCATTAGAGAGAATGATGGGGTCGCCCTTGAGCTCCACCCCGGTCACCTCCTTCACAAACTGCACGATGTAATGGCGGAAAATATGCGCCTGGGCCTTGCTCGCGCTCATGAAGATCTTGTTCTTACCGGTCTCCATGGCATCGGCAATCGCCTCCCGAGCGAAGTACCACGTCGCCCCGATCTGCCTCGACTTGAGCAAGTTACGGATGCGCTCATGTTGCCCTGCCCGATACCAGCCCCGCTGGTAATCGAACAGCGAGGCCTCGAACGCCTCGACAATCTGAATCACCCCTTCATCGCCTACATCGTTACGGGCGGGCTTCTTCTTCGGCCCCTCGTTGCGGCGCTCGATGTTGGGGTTCAGGTCGGCTTCCTTCCCGCTGCCCTGGTACTTATGCACTCGGGCTAACCGCTCGATCTGGCGGCCCAGCAGGTCGATCTCCTTAAAATCCTTGCCTTCTTTCTGCTCCTTCCAAATCAGCTGCACCAGGCGCGCTTCCAGCGCCCCCTCTACCCGCTGGGTCGGCGTTGCGTCGTCCCATGAGTCGCGCTTTTTCCACGAATCAATGGTCGCCCTGGGTATCTCCAGGAACTCGGCAATGCGCGCAATCCGCCACCCCATCCAAAAAAGATGGCGGGCAGAAAGGCGGTAGTGGTCGTCGTCGATGTTGGCTTGAGGCGTCATGCCGCCAGCGTACCCGCGCAGGCGCAGCCACGATTGCCCCGCCCGGTGTAAGTAACGTCACTTACACCCAGCCCTCATTGAGCCAAGCCGCGTGTGCGGGGAACCTGACCGCAGCCAAACGCCCAACCCACACACCGAGGCCCGACCATGCCCTGGCACCGCATTGCAAAAGAAGGCGCAACCACCGATGGCCGCACCATCAGCGCCGAATGGCTCACTCAAATGGCCGCCAACTTCGACCCCGACAACTACGGCTGCCGGGTCAATATGGAACACATCAAAGGCCTGCTACCGGAAGGCCCCTTCAAAGCCTACGGCGACGTGACTGCGCTCAAAACCGAAGAAGGCGACGACGGTAAGCTCGGCCTATACGCCGAGATCGACCCGACCGATGAGCTCAAGGCCATGGTCGAAAAACGCCAGAAGATCTACACCTCCATGGAGATCGACCTCGACTTTGCCGATTCCGGCGAGGCGTATCTGGTCGGCCTAGCCGTCACCGACCACCCTGCCTCCCTTGGCACCTCCATGCTCAAGTTCAGTGCTTCCGAGGGGAGAAACTCCCCGCTGGCCGCCCGTAAACAGCGCCCGGAAAACCTCTTCTCTGAAGCTATCGAAACCGAACTCTCATTCAGCGAGGAAGAGGAACAGGAAGAGAAAGGCCCGTCACTGGCCGAGCGCGTCAAAGCGCTGTTCAAAAAGCAGGACGCCAAAACAGAAGCCGGCTTCACTGCCTTCCGCGCCGACCTGGAAGAGACCCTCGGCCTGTTCGTGGAAAAACACCAGGCACTTAGCGAAGCCCTGAAAAAGCGCCCCACCCAGGCCGCCTTCAATGAACTCAAAAGCGCCCACAACACGCTGAAAAAAGAGTTCGATGCGCTCTATTCCCAGCTCGACAACACCCCCAACCGCCCGTCGCGCAAGCCTGCCACCGGCAACGACGGCACCATCGAAACCGACTGCTAAGAGACGCCCACGCCCATGCGCAACGATACCCGCACGCACTTCAACAGTTTCGCCGCCCAGGTGGCAAAGCTAAACGGCGTCCCGGATGCCACCCAGAAATTCGCCGTCGACCCCACCATCCAGCAGCGGCTGGAAAAGCGCATCCAGGAGTCCAGCGACTTCCTCTCGCGCATCAACATGGTCGGCGTCGATGAACTGAAAGGCGAAAAGCTCGCCATGGGTGTTACCGGCCCTATCGCCGCCCGCACCAACGTCAACAACCAGGATCGCAAAACCCGCGACCTCACAACGCTGGATGCCCAAGGCTACGAGTGCCGAATGACCGAATTCGACACCCACCTGGGCTACGCCAAGCTGGATGCCTGGGCCAAGTTCCCCAACTTCCAGGCCATGGTGCGCGATGTGATCGTTCGCCAGCAGGCGCTGGATCGCATGATGATTGGCTTCAACGGCACCTCCGCCGCTACCCAAACCGACCCGGTGGCCAACCCCTATTTGGAAGACGTCAACATCGGCTGGTTGCAGCACTACCGCACCCAGGCGCCTCAGCGAGTGATGAAAGACGGCAAAACCAACGGCAAAATTCTCATTGATCCAACTGCAGAGCGAAATACTGAAGGCAAATTAACGGGCGCCATTCTAGGCGACTACGCCTCACTGGATGCCCTGGTTTACGACATCATCGGCAGCCTTATCGACCCCTGGTTCCGCCGACTACCTGGGCTGGTGGTCATCCTTGGCCGCAATCTTATGGCCGATAAGTACTTCCCGCTGCTCAACCAGCTACCGCCCAGCGAGCAACTCGCTGCCGATCTGGTCATCAGCCAGAAGCGCATCGGTGGGCTGCAAGGCATGGATGTGCCCTTCTTCCCCGATAACGCGCTGATGGTCACCACCCTGGATAACCTCTCGGTCTACTGGCAGAACGGCGCCCGCCGCCGCTACGTCACCGAGAACCCCAAGCGCAACCGCATCGAGAACTACGAATCCTCCAACGACGCCTACGTGGTCGAGGACTTCGGTGCAGGCTGCCTGGTGGAAAACATCGAGCTGTCTGAAGCCGCTCGCAACGGGATAACGGAGTAACGATGACCAGCCCAGCCCGCCGCCACTTTGAACGCGTCAGCGCCGCCCTCGCGGCCGCTGACGCAGGGGAAGCCCCCATGCAAGGCGAAGCCTTCGAGCTCATGCAAGCCGCGCTGTTTGAAGACTACCGCCTGCTCAAATCCACTCAATCCATGGAACGCAAGGCCGAGATCAAGCGCGAGATCCTGCCCAAGTACGCCGATTACATCACCGGCGTTTTGGAAGCAGGGCAAGGCGCCCAGGACGACGTACTGATGCGCGTCATGCTCTGGCGCATCGATGCCGGCGACCTTGCCGGGGCCATTGCGATCGCCAAGTACGCCATCCAGCACGGCCTCACCCCGCCGGATCAGTTCGAGCGTGGTACCGCCGCCATCATCGCTGAAGAGGTCGCCGACCAAGCGCTTAAAAAGCTGGATGAAGAGGACGCTGACACCACCGCCCTGCTTGTTCACTTGATCGATGTGGAGCTACTTACCCGTGATGCGGATATGCACGACCAGATCCGCGCCAAGCTGCACAAAGCCCTGGGCTACGCCTGCCGGGCGACAGGTCAATTGGAAGATGCCCAAGTCAATCTGGAGCGCGCCCTAGGGCTCAACGACCGCATAGGCGTGAAGAAAGATCTTGAGCGCCTGGAACGCGAGCTGAAACAAAACGCTGCGCAGCCCAAGGCTGACAGCTAACCGAGTCGACCGCCGACGTCAGGGGGCGCGACGTAAGAGCCAAGCGTTTAACGCTGCCGCTCGAACGCCGCCCACCCCCTTTTACATAAACGGCCAATATAAAGAGGTAACCCGATGAGCAGCTTTATCTCGGCAGGCACCAACAGTAACGAAACCGAAGCCACCATTATTGAAAATAATGGCTTCTGGCCAGCGATCCAGCCTAGCGACTTCAGGGAAACCCACCGGCTGGATACCACCATTACCAACGCCCGCATCGTAACCGCACTGAAGGCCGCCATGGCCACGGTGAACCGTGTACTGCGCCACTGGCAGCAGGCCAAGGTCGAGGCGGGCTACCCCACTATGGAAGCGTTACCCATTCCGGTCTGGCAAACGCCGGAAGTCTTCAACGTGCTCTATTTGCGCGCCGTTTACTCCACGGCCCACGCCAGCCTGCTGGAACGCTACGCGGATTATGACGCCACCAACAGCGGCCGGGAGCGTGGCGAAAACCTGCAAGATCCCGCCGATGGCTACCGCCGCGATGCCGCCTGGGCGATCAGCGAGATCGAAGGCCGCCCCCATAGCACGGTCGAGCTGATATGACGCTGGTACATGCCGAACAGCACGACACCCTGGATGCCATCTGCTACCGCTTCTACGGCACCACCCGTGGTGTCACCGAACAGGTGCTGAACGCCAACCCGTGGCTAGCAGAACTGGGGCCGGTGCTGCCCCATGGCACCCCGGTCACGATGCCCACCATCCCCCAGGCCACCCAACGCGCCCCCACGGTGAACCTGTGGGATTAACGATTTAAACCGCCGAGGCCCGAATGAGCCACCACTTTGAAATCACCACCGAAAGCGCCAAGGTCACGCCCCCGGCCATCGTCTCGCTGCTGCATGTCGGCGGCATGACGCCCGCCGACTGGGTCACGGTGCTAACGCTGCTTTATCTCGCGCTGCAGATCGGGCTGCTGGTTCCCCGCTACCTCACCCGCCTGCGCGACTACTGGGAGAAACGCCGTGGGTCTTAAAACCAAACTCGGCGTCAGCCTGGCCGCCGGGGCCATCAGTATCGCCACCGCGGTGGTCTCGTTTTACGAAGGATACGAACCCACCGCCTACCGTGACCCAGTGGGCATACCCACCATCTGCTACGGCCACACGGAAACCGCCCGCCTGGGGCAAACCCTTAGCCAGGCTGAATGCACCGCCCTACTGCAGCAAGATCTGGGCGATGCCTTCGCGGTAGTAGATCGCCGCGCCCAGGTCGAACTGCCAGCACCCACCCGCGCCGCGCTCGCCTCCTTCGTTTACAACGTCGGGGCAGGCAACTTCGCCCGCTCCACCCTACTGCGCAAACTCAACGCCGGGGATCTACGCGGCGCCTGCCACGAGCTCTCCCGTTGGGTGTATGCCAGCGGGCGAAGACTCAACGGTTTGGTAAAACGCCGCACCACCGAACGTGAACTGTGTTTGGCCGGGCTGGAACAGGAGCCAACACCATGACGCGCCTACTCGCCGCCCTCGCCATTCTGGGCCTGGTGCTGCTGGTCACCTGGGCGCTCTGGCAGCGCACCAATGCCGCCGAGGCCCGCGCCGATCTCGCCGAACAGCAGCTGGCCGAATCCCTACAGCGCGAAGCGCAAAATAGGGTGGTCATCAATGCGCTATGGGACAACGCCCGACGCCAGGCCAATCAGCGCCGCGCCCTGGCACAGCAGCAAGCGGCGCTGGCCCGCACCGCTTCCAACCGCCTTACCACCATCGAGGAGCTACACCGTGAAAATGAAACGCTTCGCGCTTGGGCTACCGCTCGCCTGCCTGATGCTATTAGCCGGATGCGCCAACGCCCCGCCATCACCGGCGCCGATGCTTATCACCAATCAGTGCGCGACGCCGAGCCCCTGCACGCTCCCCGCCAGTAACCCGCTCACCAATGGCGAGCTAGACCTGCAGCTGGAACGCACCGAAGCCGCCTGGGCACAGTGCGCCGCCGAGGTCGATGCCGTCATCGCTTGTCACGAGAATGCTGATGAAAAAGCTCCACCTGCTTCGCGCTCACCTGATTAACGCAGTACCGGCGCTCGCCAACGATCCCGAGCGGCTGCTCACCTTCGTGGAAGAGGGCAGCATCGAATTTCGTCGGGGCCCCAACCTCACCCACGAGTACCGGTTCACCGCCCAACTGGTACTCACCGACTTCAGTGCGGATCTCGACACCATCATCGTGCCGCTGCTGAAATGGCTGGCCGAATACCAGCCGGATGTTGATCCAACGGAAGCCATCAGTTTTGAAGCCGAGATTCTCAGCCACAAATCCGTGGATGTCGCCCTGCGGGTGAAGCTGACCGAGCGTGTGCTGGCCAAGATGGATTGCGACAATGGTGAGATCAAGGTCGATCACGCCCTGCCCCGCTTCGATGTTACCGGCTGCCCGGCCCCTCGCTGGCAGCTGTTGATTCGTGATAGCGAGGCAGACGCCGTCTACACACTGGCCGCCGAATGGGAAGGCCCGCATGGCGGATAATATGGAAGCGTTAGAGGAGTGGGTCGGTCCGCTCCTGGCCAAGCTGGATGTTAAGCAGCGCCGGGCGCTGGCCCGCAACGTAGCGCGTGATCTTCGCCGCAGGCAGCGGGAGCGAATCCGCGCCCAAACCAATCCGGACGGCACGCCCTACGCCCCGCGGAAGGAACAACGCCTGCGCGCCCAGCAAGGCAGCATCAAACGCCAAGTCATGTTCAGTAAGCTCTCCAGCGCCAAGTGGCTCAAGGCCACCGCCCAGGGCGACACCGCCGTGGTGGGTTTCTTCGGCAACGTCGCCCGCATCGCCATCACTCACCAACGCGGCCTGAAAGATCGCGTCAGCCGCGACGGCCCCCGCGTGGAGTACGCCCAACGGGAGCTGCTGGGTTTCACCGCGCTGGATCAAGAGCACATCATGGATTCAGTGCTTCATCATCTAAGCTCGGTATAAGCGGCTCGGTGTAAATCACCCCACTTACACCCGCCGCTGCTTCGCCTTCGCCAAACCTCGCCGCAGGATAGCGGCTATGAACAACGTCGTGAACATCGCGGAACTGCTCCGCCTACTGCACAACCTGATCCGCCTCGGCACCATCGACGAGGTGGATCACCGCGCTGCCCGGGTGCGCGTTAAAACCGGCGAACTGCTCACCGATTGGCTGCCGTGGATCGAAGGCCGCGCAGGCACCACGCGGGACTGGGACCCGCCCACTAAGGGCGAGCAAGTAATTATTTTTTCTCCTGGCGGCGACCCCGCCGCTGGCGTGGTGCTTACTGGTCTTTTCTCCAACGCGCATCCAGCGCCTACAGATTCCGCCGCGCTGTGGCGCAGGCTGTTCCCCGATCAAGGGCTGTTCGAGTACGACCACGCCAACAGCGTGCTGCGCATTCGCCTGCCCGGAGCCATCGAGATCACCGCCCCCGGTGGCACCACCTGGCAGGGCAACATCAAACACATCGGCGAATTAAACCGGCAAGGCAGCTACCAGCAGCAAGGTGGCGGGCTTACCCATAACGGCAAAAACGTAGGGCACGACCACGCCCATAGCGGCATCCAGCCCGGCCCCGCCAACACCCAGGGGCCAGTGTAATGGCAGGTATGAATGCAAAAGACGGCCGCCGATTAGATGCGCTGGCCCATATCCAGCAATCCGTGGCGGATATTCTCACCACGCCCATTGGCTCCCGCGTGATGCGCCGGGAGTACGGCTCGCTGCTGCCAGAACTGATCGACCAACCCCTAAACGGCCCCACCGCCCTGCGCGCCTACGCCGCCACGGTGGTGGCCTTAATGAAGTGGGAACCGCGCATTCGCGTACAGCAAGTCACCCGCCAGGTCTCCACCCAGCGCCCTGGCCGCTTTGATCTCATTATCACTGCCCGCCGCGTGGATACCGGTGAAAACGTTAGCCTGGCCGTGCCGCTAAGGGGGAACCTTTGAACAGCCCCATCGATCTCTCCCGGCTACCCGCGCCCAACATCATCGAGCCACTCGACTATGAAACGATCCTGGCTGAGCGCAAAGCGCGACTTATCACCCTCTACCCCGAAGAGGAGCAGGACGCCATTTCCGAGCTGCTCGCCCTGGAGTCCGAGCCGCTGGTCAAGCTGCTGGAAGAGAACGCCTATCGGGAGCTGGTGTTGCGTCAGCGCATCAACGAAGCGGCCAAAGCAGTCATGGTGGCCACGGCCCGCGGCAGCGACCTGGATCACCTGGCGGCCCTGTTTGGCGTTACCCGCCTTGAGAACGAAAACGACGACGCCCTGCGACAGCGCAGCGTCATGGCCCTGGAGAGTTACCCCACCACCGGCTCGGTAGGCGCTTACGCTTTTCATGCCCGCAGCGCCCATGCCGATGTGCGCGATGTCGCCGTCACCAGCCCTACCCCTGGCCACGTGCAGCTGGTGATTCTGGCCAAAAGCGGCGACGGCACCCCAAGTCAGGCCGTGCTGGAGGCGGTGCGCGCTGCCGTCAGCGATGAGCGGGTTCGCCCCCTGACCGACAGCGTTGATGTGGTCGCCGCTCAGGTAACGCCCTATACGCTGCAGGCCACGCTGATCGTCGAACCCGGCCCCTCCGCCGAGACCGTACGCGCCGCAGCAGAAACCGCTGTGCGGGCCTACGCCGATAGCCGTCATGCCCTGGGCGCCTTTGTGGCGCTCTCCGGCTTTGCCGCCGCCCTGCATCGCCCGGGCGTGCGCCGTATCGCCCTGGCCATGCCTAGCCAGGATCTCGATATGCCCGACCATGGTGCCGCCTTTCTGGCGGGCCTGGAGCTGACCACGGAGGTTACGCCGTGAGTGCCTCGTTGCTACCCCCCAACACTACGCTCCTTGAGCGGCGCATTGCCGATACCACGGGCATCATCAGCGAACTGCCTAGCCCGCTTCGGCAGCTGTGGGACCCGGCAACGATCCCCGCCGACCTGCTGCCCTACCTAGCCTGGGCGCTCTCCATTGAAGAGGAGTGGCGCTTTGCACGTAGCGACCAGGAGCGCCGCACCCTGGTCGCAACCAGTATCGATCTGCACCGCTACAAGGGCACACCTTACGCCGTGCGCCGGGGGATGCAGCTGCTCGGCTTTCGCGATGCCGAGATCATCGAAGGGCTGCCCGCCCTTCATCATGATGGCGAGATTGCCCGAGATGGCCACCACGCCTTTGCGGGGGCGGCTCGCTGGGCGCTGTTTCGGGTCGCGGTTGACCTGGGCAATCAGGAAGGGCTCGACCGCCAACGCATCGCTCGTATCCGGCACATCATCGAGTACTACAAAAACGCTCGCTCGCACCTCTACGCGCTCACTTTCCGCGCCAATCTCTCCAGCGCCGTGGATCGCCCTGCCCAGCTGTTCTTGCCGCTCGCGGTGGGGCTGCAGTTACGCCGTGCCAAAGGCGTTCGCGATGGTCGCCTGCCCCGGGGCAGCGTGCGCCGCTACCGCCGCGATGGCGAGCTGCGCTTCAACGGCGAGACCCGGCGCAGCGAGCGAGTGGTAGTGGCGACCACCCGCTATCAAGCGGGCAGGCTCTACTGGCGACAGCCACTCAGCCTGCACCTGCGCACCTCACTGACCTGGGAGGCCCTGCTCCCTCGGGACGGCCGCCTGGCCTTTGATGGCTCTGCACGCCGTGGCCTGCCGATGGCCACCGTGACACCGCCAACCCTGCGCACTACCCGCACGCTGCCCCGCAACGGGCGCTTCACTCGCCAGGGCTTCGGCCCTGAACGCCGCGGCGCTGTTACCTACGGCAGCGGGCAGCTCCGCGGTGGCCATCACCGCTATCACCCCATGACACAACACGAGGCATTCGCATGATTACCCAAGGGTTCTATACCGCGCTGGGGCGGTTGCTGGCATCTGCTGACCCGGCCGCGGTGGTCGCCGAGGTCGGTTTTGGTACCGCCGGTACCACCGAAATGTTTGAAGACAGCGCGCTGGAGGGCGGCTACCGCAAGCCCATCGAGCGCATTGAGGTCGACCCCGAGAGCCCCCGGGCGATTCGCGTGTACTGGACGCTCGCCCCCAGCGAGGCCAATGGCCTGATGATTCGAGAGATCGGCCTGTTCACCGCTGACGGTGTGCTCATCGCTCGGGTTGCACGCGGCTCAGCGATTGAGAAAACCCCCGACATGGAACTGGGCGACTGGTTCGAACTTCAGCTCTAACCCTGCAGGATTAAAGAGGCACCGCTATGGCCAATATTCCCCGTAAGGAAACCCCCGATTTTCCCGATGTCTACGTGCTCGAAGAGACCGACCCGGTCACCGGCGGGCTCGACGGCATCGACAACCTGCCCCATAAGCAGCTCGCCGAGCGTGACGACTACCTGCTCGCCCGGGTTGAGCCCCTGGAGAAGCGCACCACCGCCTATGAACAACGCCTACAGTCAGTAGAGATCTCTGGCTCGGTATCGGTCGGCCGCGCATTTCCCATCTGGCTGGCTGAGTCCGACCAGGGCGCTGACTTTGAGCTGTTCGCCGATGCCGCCTATACCTGGCGGGACTACGCCCCGTCGGCCATTGTCGCCACCGTGGCCGGGGATGAGTCCGTCGACGTGACCACCACCAATAACCTGGTCGTGGGCGACGCTTACCTTATCCATGATGACGATGGCACAAGCGAGGTGGTCGAGGTCGAGGCGATCCTTACCGCCACCCGCTTCCGGGCCACCGCGACCCTGGGCAAGACCCGTACCAACAGCGGCCACCTGGCGCGCACCAATTGGGATATCCGCGCAGGCTTTGCCCTGGCCGGAAACGGCCGCTACTTCTCCCGGGAGATCAAAACCCTGCGCTACGACGACGCCGGCCGTTTGATCGTGCGGCGCGTGGCGGGCGACGGCAGCGTGCGCGTCAAGGCACGTCGCACCAATGCTCCGACCACCGGCTGGCTGAATGCCCCGCTCAAACGCTCAGCCTCCACTGAGGATGGCGTAACCGATCTTGAGTTTCGTCTACCGGTGGGTGGCACCATTGAGCTGCAGGTCGAGACCCAGCTAGGCGACAGCGGCCAACTGATCGAGATCCACTACCTGGTGTGCCTGCCCGAAGTCCGAGCCGGTCGCGCCGATCCTGTACGCCAACCCACCAACGTCGCGCCCGGTGAAGGCGCTACTGATGTGATGGAGACCCCAGCGCTCACCGGTGACGCCTACTACTCTCTCTACGGCATATCCCACCAGGCCGCCCAGTTCGAGGTCGCCACCGATGCTGACTTCGCTAATATCGTCTACCAGGGCAGCGAACCCACACCCACCACCCAGCACACCGTGGCCAGCGGCTACCTGACCACCAACCAGGTCTATTTCTGGCGCTGCCGCTATCAGGATGCTGAAGGCACCTGGTCGCCCTGGTCAAAGCCGAGCGGTTTTTCTACCGGGGCGGTCTTTGAGTACGTAGCGCCGCCGGTGATCTCCTCGCCTTCCGCCGACGCCACCCGAACCAGCCTGCTGCCCGCCATCGTCACCGCCGACTTTGAAGCGGTCGGCACGACCGACACCCACGCGGCCAGCCAGTACCAGATCGCCACTGACAGCGCCTTTGGGGTGATGGTTTACGACAGCGGCACGGTGACCGACCTTCTCAGCCACCAGATCACCACCGCCCTGGCCCGTGAAACACGCCACTACCTGCGTGTGCGTCACCAAGGTACGGCACTGGGCTGGTCAGACTGGTCAGTGGTGCGCGGATTTACCACCACCAACAGTGCCGACCAACCGAGCATTACCGCTCCGACCGATGGCACCACGGACGTGGCTTTTAACAATGGCCTGACCGTGACCGCCTCTAGCTTCAGCTTCCCCGGCGGCGGCGAAGCCCATGTCGCTTCAGACTGGGAAGTGCGTGATGCCAGCAGCGGGGAGACGGTCGCGAGCCGCACTGACGACGGCGCTAACCTGACCAGTTGGGTCGTACCTGGCATATCGCTGATCGCGCTGACCGACTACGAGGCTCGCGTTCGCTATAAGGGGGCGACCACTGGCTACAGTCCCTGGTCAGCGTGGTCTACCTTTGTCACCGGCATCCCGACGGGGGAAGCCATATTCACCAACGTGGGCACCACGGACTGGGTGGTGCCTGCTGGCGTTAACTCGGTATGCGCTGTTGGTATCGGCGCGGGTGGCGGCAATCAAGGTGGCGGTGGTGGCTTGGCCTGGAAAAATGACATTCCGGTAACACCCGGTGACGTTATTCAGATAACGGTTGGCGATGGCTCAACAGAGGCAGGAGGTTCCTCCTCATTTGGTAGCCTATTTAGTGCTACCGGAGGTACTAGAGGCGCGCCCTCCCAAGGCGGCAAGCCCGTGGGTGCTGACGGCGGCGGTAATGGCGGTGAAAACCCCTACACCACTTTAAGCCATGGCGGCGGCGCAGGAGCTGGCGGTTATACCGGGCCAGGAGGGAACGGCGGACACAACTACTCAAACGGCACACCAGGTGCTGGTGGCGGCGGTGGTGGCGGCTATGGCTACGGCGGCGCGGGGGGTGGTGTAGGTATCTACGGCCAAGCCGACAATGGTCAGGCTGGCACCAGTCCAGGCGACAGCACCCCTACCAGCTATCGAGCGGGCGTCGGCGGCGGTGGTGGCAGTAACGGTGAAGAAGGCGCAAGCGGCAGTAGTGGAAACGGCAGCTATGCTCGCGGGGGCCTTTATGGCGGCGGTGGCGCAGGCATGTACAACGAACGGGGCGCCCAGGGCGCTATCCGCATTATCTGGGGGCCGGGCCGCTCGTTCCCGGATAACGCCTCGTGAGCCAGTACACCGTGAGCTACGCCACGCCGGTCGCGCCCGGCGTGGCCACCGTCAACGCCGAGGGCATCTTCGACGCCCAGGCCGAAGCGGCAACCGCCGTGCATATTCTCACCGGCCACCCGATTGATGCCATCCAAATCACCGCCGTGCGCGATGCCCACGGCACCACCTTATGGGAGCCTGAACCATGACCCGCTATGTGCGTATTACCGATGACAACCGTTGCGCTGAGTTTATCGACTTTGAGCCACAAGGCCGCTTTCACCCTTCCATTCGCTGGCTGCCGGTACCGGAAAGTCTGGAAGGGTTGATCAACCACGACTACATCGCCAACGGCGATAGCTTAGAACCACCGTCGCTCGACTACCTACGTGACCAGCTGAAAAGCGCCCTCGCGGCCCACCGCTTTGAGATCGAAACCGGCGGCGTTGAGCTACCCGATGGATCACGTATCCTCACTGATCGCGAAAGCCAGGCGCAGCTTACGAGTGCATTTCAAACGCTCACACAGCCGTTCGTGGATGAGATTGAATGGAAAGCCGCAGGTGGCTGGGTCACGGTTACCGAGGCTGAGCTTCGCCCCATCGCCCAAGCGGTGGCTCAGCATGTGCAGGGGTGCTTCAAAGCGGAACGGCAAGTCAGCGATTTAATCAACGCCGCCGAAGGTGCCGAAGAGTTGCACGCCTTTGATATTGTCGGGGCGTTTGAGGCGGCGCGAGCACATGGCAAAGTGCCTTAAATGCAATCCCCCTCCGATTGGCAGCCTTTACAAAACATGACAGAATGAGGCACTAACTCAGGAAATAATTACACTTAACTAAAGGTAAACATTATCAGCATTCCAGCTGATAGTTTATTAAAGAGGAAATATATGAATGACACATACATAGGAATCCAAAAGGTAAGAATTATCGAACATGACAAAGTTCACCATATCATGATTGATCTAAATGAAAGCAACAATGCCACGCGCTTATTTATATCTGATAAAGAGTTTGGGGAGTTTGTAAGAGTTAATATGGTCTTTTCCAACCCAGCCGAAGCCTATGAACATGCAGTATCGATGTTGGAGCTAAAAGGAAAGACTGTCGACCTTGAAATAGAAGTTGCTATCAATGTTGCTTCGATTGATGATGTAGCCGCTGCTTTCTCTTCAGCAGGCGTTAAAGTTCAGAAAATATCTCAATCGTGATTGAATGAAGCCTGCCATCCGGCAGGCTTATAGGGTAAGCCGCCTTGAGTAATCAACATAGTGGAATAATTGCCGCGCCAATGGCGTCAATGTATTGGTATGGTTCACTAAACCACCCCAGCCACTTGAGGTTGGAGTTACCAATCCAGTTCTTGCCATACTGTGTGATAAAGACGCGAGCATAAGAGAATCAATCCCTAAAGCATGACAACATTCATCTACGTATTCATTAATTTTTTCTTTATCCTCGACTTCACCAACGTTTAACGTGTAGCGCTGATGTTTCCTGAGTAAAAGCAAAATATCTAATTCAACTTTTGTAGCTCCCGAGAGTGATGAAAGTGCCATTTGAGCGAAATCCGGCTTTGCATCAGCGTCACCACACTTGACGCCTCCAACCATCGCGTCAGCAATGTAATCCACTACCTCTCTTTCTGAGCAGGTCTCAAATGCTCTTCCCACCCGCATAAAAAGAGCAAATCGTTGGTCACTGTTACATAACTCCTCTTCAGTCATACCATGGGCTTCTGCTTTTTGAAGGAGCCTTTCGAACTTCCATGCCATATAGCCACGATAAGCTACGCCAAAGCTCTTTAGCATTAATTCTGTCCCGCTCATCCCAACATTCCCTTAACAGTCACTTTCTCGCACCTTACCACACCCCACGGTGTAAACCGTCCCACTCACACCCACCACCGCTACCACCCTCTCTAAAGCCCCCGCACGATACCTGCGTGAATTCACCCTTTTCGTTACTCGAACAGTGAACCTGCGCAGGAGTCACCATGGCACTCGATCAATACCACCACGGCGTGCGCGTTGCGGAAGTCAACGACGGCACACGCACCATCCGCACCGTCTCCACGGCGGTGATTGGCGTGGTCTGCACCGCTTCCGATGCGGATGCCACCACCTTTCCCCTTAACCAGCCCGCTCTGGTCACTAATGTGGATACCGCCATTGGCAAGGCCGGTACCCAGGGGACGCTGAAAGACACCCTCACCGCGATCAGCCAGCAAGCCAAACCGATCATCGTCGTGGTGCGGGTAGAAGAAGGCATTGATGCCGATGAAACCACCACCAACGTGATTGGCACCACCACCGAACTAGGCCAACGCACTGGGCTGCAGGCGCTGCTCACCGCCAAGCAAAAGCTGGGCGTCACGCCGCGCATTATTGGCGTGCCGTATCTGGATACCCAGCCGGTAGCCACCGCCCTGGTCTCGGTGCTGCAGCAGCTGCGCGCCTTTGGCTATGTCTACGCCCACGGCTGCGAGACCATTACCGAGGTCACCGCCTACCGCGACCAGTTCGGCGCCCGTGAGCTAATGGTCATCTGGCCCCAGTGGCAGGCGTTCGATACCGACGATGCCGACACGGTCGATATCAGCCCCGTGGCCATCGCCCTGGGCCTGCGCGCCCAGCTGGACCAAACCGTGGGCTGGCACAAAACCATCAGTAACGTGGTGGTCAATGGCGTCACCGGTATCAATAAAGACGTGTTCTGGGATCTGCAGTCGCCCGCCACCGATGCAGGCCTGCTCAACGCCGCCGATGTCACCACCCTGGTCAACCAGAGCGGCTACCGCTTCTGGGGCTCGCGCACCTGCGCCGGGCCGCAAAGCCTGTTCCCCTTCGAGAACTACACCCGCACCGCGCAGATCCTCGCCGACACCGTGGCCGAAGCGCACCTCTGGGCAGTGGATCTGCCCCTGCACGCCTCATTGGCGCGGGACATCATCGAAGGCCTGAACGCCAAGTTCCGCGAGCTGAAAACCCTGGGGCTGATTGTGGATGGCAGCGCCTGGCTGAACGAGGAGCTCAACACCCAGACCTCCCTCAAGGCTGGCAAGCTGCGCATCGACTACGACTACACGCCGGTACCGCCGCTGGAGGATCTCGGCTTCCAGCAACGCATTACCGATACCTACCTGGCTGACTTCGCCGAGCGCGTCGCGGCCACCGCCTGAACTGACTAGCGAGAGACTCCATGGCACTCCCCAAAAAGCTCAAAGACCTCAACCTGTTCAGCAACGGCGAAAGCTGGCAGGGCATCGTCCAGTCGATCACCTTGCCCACCCTCACCCGCAAGATCGAAGAGTGGCGCGGCGGCGGCATGGACGGCGCCGTGGGTATCGATATGGGCCAGGATGGCCTGCTCACCGTTCAGTGGACGGTCGGCGGGCTGGTCGAAAGCCTGTTCGACAACTTCGGTACCGCCCGCATCGATGCCGACATGCTGCGCATGACCGGCAGTTACGAACGCGACGATATCGAAGACGCCTCCGCCGTCGAGGTCGTCATGCGCGGCCGCCACACCGAGATCGATATGGGCGATGCCCAATCCGGCGAAAACACCGAACACCAGGTCACCAGTACGCTCAGCTACTACAAGCTCACCATCGACGGCGTCGAGAAAATCGAGATCGACCTGGTGAACGGCGTGTTCAAGGTCAACGGTGAAGACCGCCTGGCCGGTCGACGTCAGCGCCTAGGTATTTAACACCCCCCCTTTTTTCGAACCCTCACACACCAGGACACCATCATGACCAAAGCCCACACCGCCACCGTGACCGATCCCATCGAGCTGGACGAGCCCATCAAGCGCGGCGAGCAAACCATCAGCGAGATCACCCTGCGCAAGCCCAAATCCGGCGAGCTGCGCGGTATCTCACTGGCCGACGTGCTGCAGATGCAGACCGATGCGCTGATCACTCTGATCCCACGCCTCTCCAACCCGTCGCTCACCGCCACCGAAGTCCGCCAAATGGATCCGGCCGACCTGGTGCAGTGCGGTGGTGAAATCGCCGGTTTTTTGCTGACGAAGCGGGCCAAGGGCGAGAGCGAATAAACCTACCTGGCTGTGTGGAAGATGCGATGGCGGATCTCGCCATCGTCTTCCACTGGTCACCGGAAGAGTGCGCCGACTTCAGCCTGCGGGAGCTGATGGAGTGGCGGGAACGGGCGCGAAAGCGCAGCACACCCACGGAGAGCAGGAGCCAGCGTGGCGCGTAATCTAAAGCTTGAGGTCATTCTCAACGCCGTCGACCGGGCCACCCGCCCGCTACGGGCGATTGATCGCGCCTCCCAGGGCGCGTCTCAAGCCATGCGCGAAAACCGTGACCGCTTAAAGCAACTGGAGGCCACCCAGAAGAACGTCAACTCCTTTCGTACCCTAACCCGGCAATCCACGGAAACCACCACCGCCCTGCGCGAACAGCAGGAACGCATCCGCCGCCTCTCTCAGCAGATGCAGTCCCACCAGGGCGACACCACCGCATTGCGTGCCGAACGTCAACGGGCCATTACCCAGGCGCGCCGACTAAGCCAGCGTTACGATGAAGAACGCCAGCAGCTGCAGCGGCTGCGTACCTCGCTAAAAAATAACGGCGTCAGCACCGAACACCTCTCCCGCGATCAACGACGGCTGGCCAGCGAGATACAGCAGGCCAACACCGCCGTGGATGAGCAGCGGCAGCGGCTAAAACGGCTAGCCGAACAGCAGCGCAATGCCGCCCAAGCCCGTGGCCGATACGACCGCGCTATGAGCATGCGCAACAACATGGCCGGTACCGGCGCGGGCATGATGGCCAGTGGCGGTGCCGCGCTGTACGCCGGGGCACGGCTGCTGGCCCCCGGCGTGGCCTATGGGGAGTCGATGTCGCGGGTGCAGGCGCTCACCCGCATGGAAGCCGACGACGAACGCTTCCAGGCCCTTCGCCAGCAAGCGCGGGAGCTAGGAGCCACCACCGCCTTTAGCGCGGGGCAATCCGCCGATGCGCAAGGCTACCTGGCCATGGCAGGCTTCGATCCGGAGGCCATCCAGGCTGCCATGCCGAATATGCTCGATCTGGCACTAGCCAACCGCACCGATCTCGCCCGCACGGCGGATATCTCCTCCAACATTCTCTCCGGTTTCGGACTAGACCCCGCCGAGATGGGCCGCGTGGGCGATGTGCTCACCGCCACCACTACCCGGGCCAACGTCGATCTGGAAATGCTCGGCGAATCCATGAAGTACGTGGCGCCCCAGGCCCGGGCCATGAATATGTCGCTGGAACAGTCCGCTGCCATGGCCGGGCTGCTGGGCAATGTGGGCATTCAAGGCAGCCAAGCAGGCACCACCCTACGCGCCATGGTCACCCGCCTGGCCGCGCCCACCGGGGCCGCTGCCGGGGCGCTGGCAGACCTAGGCGTCAATGCCAAAGATGCCCAAGGCAACCTGCGGGACATCCCCCGCATTCTCACCGACGTAGCCAAAGCCACCGAGGAGATGGGCAACGCCGACCGCGCCGCCTACTTAAAGGACATCTTCGGCGAGGAACCCGGCGCCGGCATGGCGGAACTGATCGCCCAGCAAGGCAGCGCGGGCATCGAGCAGTTTGTCGAGATCCTCACCAACGCCGCCGGTGAAAACGCCCGTGTGGCGAAAACCATGGCCGACAACATCGGTGGCGACCTCAAATCGCTCAAATCGGCCTGGGAAGAAGTGGGGATCTCGATCACCGACACCAACAACGGCCCGCTGCGCGACCTCATCCAGAACGTCACCGCCATCACCCGCAGCGTAGGCCGCTGGATCAATGAAAACCCACGGCTGGCCGGTACCATCGCCAAGGTGGCCGCCATTCTGGCCGTGCTGGTCACCGCGGGCGGTGCACTAACGCTGATGCTCGCCTCTATCCTCGGCCCCATTGCCATGGTGCGCTACGGCATGGCGCTGGTCGGCCCGCAGATCCTAATGGCGGGCAAAGCATTCCTATGGCTGGGCGGCGTATTCCGCACCGTTTCCATGTTCCTGCTCGCCAACCCCATTGGCGTGGCCATCGCCGCGATCGCTGCCGCGGCTTATCTGATCTACCGCTACTGGGAACCCATCAAAGCCTTTTTCCTGGGGCTGTGGCAGCAGGTGAAAAACGCCTTTGATAACGGCATCAGCGGCGTGGCACAGCTACTTATCAACTGGTCACCGCTGGGTCTGCTTTACCAGGGCATCACTAACGCTTTAAGCGCCCTGGGCGTACAGATCCCCGAGCAGTTCAGCTCGCTTGGTAGCGCCATTGTGGACGGCATGATCGGTGGGCTAACCGGCAAGCTGGGCGAATTGCGCGAAAGAATAACGGGCATGGCGGGTAGCGTGCGTAACTGGTTCGCCAACGTGCTGGGCATCAACAGCCCCTCCCGGGTGTTTGCCCAGCTAGGCGGCTTCACGGTGGATGGCTTAATCAGCGGCCTGAGTAGCAAGCTTGGCGAGCTGCGCGACCGAGTGGTGAATATGGCCGGCAGCGTACGCAGCTGGTTTGCCGATGTGCTGGATATCAACAGCCCCTCCCGGGTGTTTACCCAGTTGGGCGGCTACACGGTGGATGGCCTGAACAAAGGGCTGGACGCCCAGCGGGACGAACCCGCCAGGCGCATTCAAGAGATCGCCCGACGGGTGACCCGTGCAGGGGCCGGGCTGGCTCTGGGCGCAGCTACCTTACCTGCAGCGGCGATGCCCAGTATCGAGCAGCAAGCACCTATTCAGTTTGATACCCGGCCACCGCTGAGCGCGCCCAGCGCCCAGGCGGGCGGCCTCATCATGGGCGATATCAATATCAACGTTACCCCAGCCCCCGGCATGAACGAACAGCAGCTCGCCCAATACGTGGCACAGGAAGTCCAGCGCGCCCTGGCCAACGCCCAGCGCGACGCCCAGGCACGCCAGCGCTCATCGATGCGCGACCTCGATTAAAAGGAACCCATCATGCTCATGGCCCTCGGCATGTTCGTGTTTGAAACCCGCACCGTGCCCTACCAAGAACTCAAACGCATTACCGAATGGCGGCACCCCAGCCAATCCCGCGTGGGGCAGCGGCCCGCCTACCAGTTTGCAGGCCCAGGCGCGGATACCATCACGCTCAGCGGCACCCTACTGCCCACCTTCACCGGCGGCCGTTTCAGCCTGGATGAGATCCGCGAGATGGCCGACCAGGGCAACGCCTGGCCGCTGGTCGAAGGCACCGGCCGCCAATACGGCTTATGGGTCGTGACCCGCGTGGAAGAAACCAGCACCCACTTCTTCCGCGACGGCGCCGCTGAAAAAATCGAGTTCAACCTCACGCTCGAGCACGTCGACGACGAACGCACCGACCTAATCGGCCGCCTGGCTCTGCCCGCCGTGGCGCGACTGGCCGGGGGCTACGTATGAACGCTTACCCAAAGCCCAGCTACCGAATCACGCTGGATGGCAACGACATCACCCCGCGCATTAACGGCCGCCTGATCAGTTTGACCCTACGCGAGCAGCGCGGCCTGGAAGCCGACCAGCTGGATATCACCCTGGCAGATCACGATGGCCAGCTCGCCATTCCCCCACGCGGTGCAGTGCTGCAGGTGGCTTTTGGCTGGCGGGATGAAGGGCTGATCGACAAGGGCCGCTTTACGGTAGATGAAGTGCAGCACAGCGGTACGCCAGATCAGCTCACCATCCGCGCCCGCTCGGCGGATATGCGTGGCCAGCTGCCTGGCAAACGCACCCAAAGCTGGCATGACGTAACGCTGGGCGAGATCGTCACCACCATCGCCGGCCGCAATGAGTTAGAGCCAGTGGTGGCCGCAGCCATCAACGGCATCCGCATTGGTCACATCGACCAAACCGACGAGTCGGATCTGAATTTTCTCACCCGCCTGGGCGAACGGTACGATGCCATTGCCGCCATCAAAGCCGGGCGCATGCTATTTACCGTGGCAGGCGAAGGACTCACCGCCAGCGGTCAAGCCATGCCCGCCATCACCCTCACCCGCCGCGACGGCGACCAGCACCGCTACAGCGTCACCGATCGCGACGCCTACAGTGGCGTAAAAGCCTACTGGAACGACACAAGGGGCGCAGAGCGCAAAACTGTACTGGCCGGTACCGAGGAAAACGCCAAGCAGCTACGCCCCACCTACGCCACGGAAGACGACGCCATGGCCGCCGCACGCAGTGAGTGGCAACGCATCCAGCGCGGTCTTGCAGAGTTTGAGTTAACGCTGGCACTGGGGCGGGCGGATATTCTGCCGGAATCGCCGCTCACGCTTAGTGGCTACAAGCCCCAGATAGATGCCACTGCTTGGTTGGTGGCGGAGGTGACGCACTCGCTGAATGAGCGAGGGTTTGGGACGCAGGTGAGGTGTGAGATTAAAACCGCAGAACCAACCTCATTTTGACTGATCAGCTAAGAAATTCATCAGCCCTATAGCTGATAGACGTATTAATGGAGCATTTAACCCGCTAAGTCTTCTTACCTTGTCTCATACTGGTCTCTAGGGAACCCATACGTTTTAAAAAGAGGCTGGGGACGATGTTAAACAATAAAAAAATGAGCAGAAGAGCCTTTGTGACAAGCGCAAGCCTAGGCAGCGGTGCACTGATTTGTTATCCCATCAACGTGTTAGGTCAACCAAGAAGCGTTTACCTGGATATAGAGGACTACGACACTATCAATGCGATTAGAGCCTCTGCGAAGCAAGAGTTCGCCCTCTTATGCCTGAACCCATCACCCGATGACCAAATTGATACCAGCAGTGAAGTCCTCGGTGTACTGCAGAATGAACTGGACAGGATAGTTCCTGAATTCGTGGAACTTGATGATATTGAAGGTGAGGAGTGGATACGTACTAACTTTTCCCCCGCTCCATTCAATGAGGATATCCCTTTACGTGATGAAGACGACATCAATTGGATATTGCCACCCTCGACACTCAACCCTTGTGCGGAAGCAGTACTACGAATATTAGCCGATGTGTTCAACATTGAGCCTAATCGTATAGATGACTTCAGGGGCTTTTTGAGCGAGCAAAATCAAGTTGCTTATGTAGATGGGATGGCTGATTCACTTGAGCAAGGCGATAACAATAAGCTCAGGAACTATATAGAACTACTTATTAATGACTTTACTATCAGTGAAGCTATCAAGCAGGCTGTTGAAACCTTGCGATCCCCAATAGCGCGTGCGATAAGGCTTTGGCTGATGAAGCGAACCATTCCCTTTGTAGGCTTATGCTTGGCAATTATGGATGTAGGTATAAGTCTTATCCGGCAGCGCCATTATATTTTAGAGTGCGCTCATTCAGTTAGGAATTAACACCCAGTCCTCCATGGCTGGGGCTCATCCCAGTGCCGCAATCTTCTGGCGAAACCCTAAGGCAACGCGTGCTACTAGGCGACATTTCCAGCTTGGCAAGTTTTTGCCTAATTTTATGTAAGCCAACGCCGACAAAATTTGTAAGAGATCGCTTACACCGCCCAGCACCGCGCCTGCCTCACCACCACGCCCTTGAACTGCTGCACGGTCACAACAGCCCTGGCCACCATTCGTTGGCAATAAACGGCAACAGCTGCCCACGCGGTGGGATTTAAACAATCGGAACTCCCCTTCTACCTCTGCCCCCCACCTACGCCACGGAAGACGACGCCCTGGCCGCCGCACGCAGTGAATGGCAACGCATCCAGCGCAGCCTGGCAGAGTTTGAGCTAACGCTGGGGAGGGCAGACATCTCCCCCGAAACCCCGGTCACAGCCCAAGGCTACAAGCCAGAGATCAACGCCACGCCCTGGATCATTGACGAAGTCACCCACAATTTCACGGAGCGGGGGTATACCTGCAGTATTAGGATGGAGAGGCGGTGAGTATTAACGCAGAGGTGTCGGTGGGAATTATCGGGATTGGCCCTTAACAAGCAACACCAGACAACCCCCGGCCATCCGTTGGCCGAGGGCTTTTGGCATCCGTCTCCTTACAGAAAAGCTGATTCCTTCCAGCTCGCGCATCCAAGCGTCATAGTCAGCTTGACAGATAAATAGCCCCATTGATGTAAGACATCGCCGACAAGATTTGTAAGAGATCTCTTACAACTTTATAACTAGGATCCTTGGCGAAGTGACCCACAATTACATTGAACGGGGGTATATAGAGACACTGTGAACTCACCTTAGCGTTGCCAGGTGGAAGGAAAGCAGCGCATTTCCATGCCAAGATATTCGTTTCGTTTGTAGGAGGCGGCATGGGCATTATTAGAGGAAAATGCTATGCATTTATACGCGAATGATCACATCACACAGCAGCAGCGCAAGGCGGCAACCATTGAGGCCGCACGTAAGCGCTATCTTGCCGCAAAACGGCAAGGCAATGTCGAAGTCAACCTGAGCGCTGAGGAAGCACAGAAACGCGCTCAGAAGTCCGTTTTTCACCTGTCCTAATTGTTAGCTTCAAAACAAAACCCCCGACCACCCCACATGGTCGGGGGTTTTGATTGCCGCAATCTTCTGGCGAAGCGTTACCGCCACGCGTGCTCTTAGGCGACACTTTCACTATGGCAAAGTTTGGCTAAGTTGCAAACTAGTTATTTCTCGTTACGCAATGTAAGGGCTCACCTACACCGCCCAACACCTAGCCTGCCTCACCACCACCCCCTTGAACTGCTGCACGGTCACAAAGCAGCCCTGCCCACCAGCGGTGGGCAACAACCGGCAACGGCTACCCACACGGTGGGATTTAAACAATCGGTACTCCCCTTCCACCTCAGCCACCACCAGATCCCCGTGGCCGAACGATCGCGCCTCATCCACCACCAGCACATCGCCCTCCATCCACGGCCCGCCTGGCCGTGCGTCCTCGCTTATCTCCACCAGAAAGCAGCTGGGGGGAAATTTTCGGCTATCCATTTCGGCCACTGCCGGGTGCTCCACGCCCACCACTGCTGGCCCCAAGTAATTTACTCGCATGCTGTTGCCCTGTGCTTGCTCCACATTAAGCGACGTACATTAGCGTTTGCCTGTCGCTTTCCCTGCTGCTAATACTGTATAAACAAACAGCATTTAACAAGGGTTATGGAGGCAACATGATTGGGCTGGTGGACTGCAACAACTTCTACGTCAGTTGCGAACGAGTGTTCAACGGCAAGCTGATCGGCCGCCCGGTAGGCATTATGTCCAACAACGACGGCTGTATTATCGCCCGTTCGGAAGAGTTGAAAGCGCTGGGTATCGAGATGGGCACCCCCGCCCACCAGGTGCGCCACCTGGTCGATCGCGGCGAGATCGTGTTGCACTCTTCCAACTACGAGCTTTACGGCGATATGTCCCACCGGGTGCAAGGCATCCTGGAACAGGAGACGGCCGGGGTAGAGCCCTACTCCATTGATGAGATGTTCGTGCGCATGGATGGCTTCGAGCCGGAAGCACTGCTGGAACACGCCAAATCCCTGCACACGAAGATCCGCCGCTACACCGGCATCCCCGTGTGTGTTGGCGTTGCCGCTACCCACACCCTCGCCAAGTTGGCCAACCGCATCGCCAAGAAGCACCCCGGCTCCCCCGGCGTGTGCATTCTTCACGCGGAAAGCGACGAAGCCAGGCACCTGCTGCAGCAAATCAAGGTCAGCGATGTATGGGGCGTCGGCCGCCGGCTAAACGAGCGCCTGCAGATCCTGGGCATCAACACCGCCTGGGATCTCCGCGAAGCGGATGCCAAGCGCCTGCGGCGTAAGTTCTCGGTGAATATGGAGCGCACGGTGCTGGAGCTACGCGGCATTAGTTGCCTGGAGATGAACGACTTCAACGAGCCACGCCAGCGCATCATGACCAGTCGATCCTTTGGCCGGCCCACTTCACAGCTTTACGATCTACAAGGCGCGATTCGCCAACACGCCCAACGCGGCGCCGAAAAGCTACGCGAGCAAAAGAGCCTCGCTCGCGCCGTGCTAGTGTTTCTCAAAACCGATCGTTTTAGGCCCGACCTGCCCCAATACTCCCCCAGTCTGGCGGTGGAAATGGAACGCCCCAGCCAGGACACCCGCGACATACTCCACGCCGCCCAGGAAGCACTGCGCAAGATCTACCGGCCAAAGTACGGCTACAAGAAAGCGGGCGTGATGCTGATCGACCTCACCGACGAGAACCGCCAACAGCTCAGCTTGATGGACACACCGCAAACGGAAGAGGAACGCCAGCGCAGCCAAAAGCTAATGGCCACCATGGACGCGCTGAACGAGAAGATGGGAAAAGGAACGGTACGCCTGGGCCTTCCGGAAAAGAACGCCCCCTGGCACCTACGCTGCGCGAACCGAAGCGCGCGCTACACGACGAATTGGGATGAGTTGATGGTGGCGTATACGGATGAGGGGGCAATTCAATGAGCTCAACTTATCGAGTTCGCAAGCCCCAAATGGGCAGATCATTTTTGGTAGATATCCTTAATGATCGACCTGGGAGCTTCTTGCAGGAATAAACATTTATTTTTTAATTAAGTTCGAGGCTAACAAACCTATTCCATTCATTAATAGCATTTTGCGTAGCTTCGCGGTGACGACGAATAGCCTCCTCTTGTTCTTGGATGAAATTATTAATACACCGCTCGTACGCATCAACCTGATTAAGGAATATCTGAACTTCCATATCTGAAGAAAACTGGATTGGCTTGAACGGCTTAGTGCAATAATGTGATGGCGTGAAGGTATCTGATTGCGCTTGCAAAGAAACCATAGTGATCAGCAATGTTGCAATGAAACGAATAGGCATAAACCGCGTCCCCTGGTGAGTTAACGAAATTTTGATTAGTCATATTTAAATAGTTCAAAATTAGTCTAGCATCAAGCCTTCAGCCAAGCAGCAATCTCATGCTACAAACTGGCACCTTCTCTACGCGAACCGAAGCCCGCGCTTACGACCAATTGGGATGAATTGATAGTGGCTTATACAGATGAGAGGGCGGCCAGAAGCATGCCTAAATCCAAGAAGTATAATAAGTGAATTTATAAGTATTATTTCTAGTAAATCATTACCCCTACAACATCTTTAAATACACTGGAGTTATTCATACCCAAAAACAAACCTTCAATGTTCATCTGATGTATACCTCTATAACGAGTACTATCGACTACTCTCGCCATTTTGCAGGGTATACCATTCATGTAATGGGTTTCACTCCCCATACCAAGGCGACCTTCGCTTTTATCAAATCTCCCATTACCTTTATACTCTTTTGACTCCTTTCCATGGTTAATCTTAGTATATTTATACTTAAAACCAATTACATAATTTTCAAAATAATAATTAGGTACAAACAATGAAAAACGTAATGCTATCTCCTTGCCTAATGGCTTAGAAATAGAATCATACTTTATCCACTTATCCTCCACCTCATCAAAATATTCACACAAATATACAAAATCATCATAAAAACCATTATTCGTTAAACCTTTATTTTCAGGCTTAAAAGGCATCAACTTGTAGTATTCATCTAAGCGAACCAAACGACAACCGTAATTTATCTTACTCTCACCATCCGCCTTAGTGAGATTAGGTGTAACATACTTAACTTCACCACTACTATCTTCTTTAACTTTAAGAAAAGACTCTGGAAAATCTATAAGGGAGTAAATGCCCTCACCTAACATAATATTATTTTTACCTGCCATACCTTGTAGCTTTGAGCATAAATCCACACTTAGACCATGTGCAGTTATTTCAAATGCACTTGTATAGCCAAAAGCTCCCCAGATCACTTCATCTCTAGCGCCATAGTCCACACCAATACGTATACCTAATTTTGTTCTTTGCTCACCAAACTCTTCATCAATTCTTTTTACAACATGGTCGACAATAATATTCCTTAGCACTGCAGCACAATTAACAGCATCAATCGCCGCTTGTTCTTCAGTAATACTTTTGTCTCCAAAAAAAGCCATTATGGCGTCTCCCATCATGCGATGAGGATAACCATTGAATGCTCTAATAACCTCTATTGAAACTTGAAGAATTCTATTTTTAATCAATGATGCTTTTTGCAAATCATAAATTAAATTCAATCTTGAACTTTTTGCTATATCTAAAAAGAGAGTACAAATATAGCCATTCTCCATCTCACCAGTTTGACTAAGGTGCTCATAATCAGGGTGATATCCTATACCATGTTCTTTAATACCATCCTTTCCAAACCAAGGCCTGATTGATTTTTGAACTTGATGTTCTTCATTTTTAATTGGCTCTAGAAAGCTTCTAGACTCGAGACCATAACCATCATTAGCAAAAATCGCTGACTCATTAACCATTCCATAGCTTTTATTTAACAGCTTATCTGGAAAGTACTCTTTAACTAGTTGATCAAAATTCATACTTCCCCCTACCCTAGAATAACGACAAGCAATGCTAAAGAGAGGGAAAATGTTCCTCCAAACATTGCCACGATGGACTTAACTTGATATTCGTTTTTCTTGTTCACTATGACCGACATATTAAAATTGAGAACGGCAAGGCGCTCGAAAAACTGCTCTGCACTCTCTTCTTTTAGCCCAACTATATATTCCTTGTGGTTAGAGTAATTACTGACTATATCAAAAAATGAGAAATTATTTTTTATCTTACTCAAATCGAGACGAGGCCTAATAACCAACATAGAAAAAACGCTTGCAAGTAGAAATGAAGAAATAGACAAAAACACTAAAACATTAAGGACATTAACCGAAAAATCATGACCCATAGAACCTACAACTCTCGAATAATTCAACCCCGTTGCAGCTATAATAGCTGCAGAAAAGGATAGTGCTACTGTGGACTTAGTATTAGCATTCGCTATATAAGCATCGTTCCTAGATAGAGATTTTAATAAGATATCTAGCTTATCAAATTTGAACTCACTCATAGCTTTACTCCGGCAGCTCACCAGTTTCCAACAGCTTTAAAAAGTCAGCCTCATCCAATACCGGAACACCTTTAGCCTGAGCATTCCGCAGCTTAGTAGGCCCTGCAGTAGGCCCACCACAGACAAACGACAACCCCACAGTAACCGTCTTACAGACACGCATGCCCGACTCATTAGCAGCTTCTTCCAGCTGCGCTCGCCGAGCCTTTGCAAAGCCAGTAAAGAGAATTTCTAAAGAGTCAGTTCGCTTTTGTATGGAAGTGATCGCTTGATCAACGAGGTGTTGAGGCATGGAAATTGGCCTAAGGCTATCTCCACCTGCATGAACTACTTTGATACGGTCACGCCGGAATGTTTTGCGGCGGTTATCATTGGAGCAGATACCTTTGAGCAGCCAGCCATCATCCTTCCACTGGCTCACTTCTCGCGTGCTAACGTTCCCCTTCGCGTCTTCATAATCGAATTTCAAAACGTCTTCCATCCCCTGCCCCCAGTTTTTCCTTACTAGCAGTCTCAAAGCTGCCTTTATGTATTCATGGTTTTACAGTCAAACAACCCGCCCAATCCGAATCTCACACCGCCCCAGAATCTCCACATCATGCATATCCTGCGGCTTGATCATTTCCGGCTGGTAAAGCTCGTTATCACTGATCAGGTACAACGCGCCCCCGGCTAACCGTTGCACCCGCTTGATCCGCCGCTCTCCACTCACCAGCAGCAGAAACACCCCTTCCTGTTTCGGGTCGCGATTGCTGCGATCTACCAACACCCAGTCGCCATCGGCCAGGGTGCCGTCCATCGAATCACCGCGCACCTTAATGCCTACCACCTGCGCGGGATCCAGCCCCTTATCGGCCAGCTCACTGCTGGGGAAGTGCAGCGTGGTTTGCACTGGTTCACCTTCAAAACTGCGACCAGCGCCGGCGGCGGCTTCGATGTCGTACATCATCACCGGCACTAAATCCGGCCCTGGCTCAGTCACAGGCAAGCCAAGGGGCTGAGCATCGGATGTGCCTGCACGTACACCTGTCAAAACGTAGGAAATATCCACGCCAATATTTGCTAGCCGAGCAACTAGGTCAGCAGAACATTTCTGTCTTCCAGCGAGCACGTCTTTCAAGCGCTGAGGTGAGTTTTCACCCGCGCGTCTGGACGCTTCAGCCAGAGAAAGCCCAAGGATAGATATTTCTTCCCTAATCCTTTGGGGTATATTTTCCACCAATCCGATTGACACGGTAGGATATCTCCACCATTCTATTAATGTCTTTCACTCTACAACACAACGCAAAGGGAACCACTGCCATGGTCACCATCATTGCCACCATTGTTATGCCATCCACTCAGACCACCCTGTTTCGCGGGGTCGAGGTGGAGCTTGACCGCTGCTCTGAACACACCCGCCGCAACATCGAAACCGCATTGAAGCGCGGTACCAACACGCCTAACCCGCTGGCGGATCTTGAAGCGCTGGAAGAGCGCACCACCGCTCAGGCCGTGGGCCAACTCGCTGCCACGATGCTGGCCCAAAACGCCTCTACCGAGCAGGTGGAAGACGCCCTTTGCGAACTGCGCACCTACATGGATGAACACTTCCTGCAGCGCAAGCTGGTGCGCCTTTACGAGCGTTAATACAGACGCTCGGCCGCCTTGTTCAAAGTCTTTCACTCTATTAAGGAAGCCTAACCCATGGCCACCACTAACACCATTACCCCAAAGCCAATTTATGCCCCTAAGGGGTGTAACTGCCCCGTCATGATTCACCTCACCGAAAGCGAGCGGGAGGAGCTGAAGCGCATTCAGGAGCTGGAAATGCGCTCGATGTCGGCTGCCGGCCGCATGTTGCTGCTCCGTGGCATCGCCCAATACGACCAAGAAACCCTCAGTGCCGAATGACCTTGCCTGCATAAGGATGTTTGCCATGTACCAGGACCCCAAACGTGTGCGCTCTCGTTACGCCGCTCTCAATTTGGATCAGTACGAGGCCCAGCTGATCGATGCGCTGGTGGATTACACCGGCATCGAACGGGCGTCGCTGCTGCGTCAACTGGTGCTGAAAGAAGCACTGGAAACGCTGGGCGTTGCTGATCTCTCCATTAGCACTATGCCCCAGCAGGCGTCGTAAACGCAGGCCCTTTTGAGGGCCTCAAGGAGCACTGAAGTATGGCTGACCAACCCGCCCGCAGCGATCTACGCCTTCCGCTGGATGACCAGCTGGAGACAGTGCTGCAGCAGGTATGCGAACAGCAGGATTTGCAAAGCCTGGATGACGCCGCCGAGTGGCTACTCCGCCGGCGTTTGCGCAAAGGCACCCAAGGACTCACCGGCCGTGGCCGCGCCCTTTACCCCATAGAGAGAAAACATTGATGACAGCTAGCAAACACCGCATTCCTTGCCCGCACTGCGACCAGAACCTGCGCATTCGTAAAAGCCAGGGGCTAACGCCGTTGTACCGCGAGGCGATCGCGGAGTGCCGCAATGACGACTGTGGGTTTCGGGCGAAAGCACGCATAGAGCTGTGCAACACGTTGACGCCCAGCGATATGCCGAACCCGGCGATCGATCTGCCGTTTACGCCCACCTTGCTTAGCCAGGCGATCAAGCAGGCGCAAAGGAAATCGTAAACGCCTAACTGGCCCCGCTACTAACTGTGACATAAGGAGGCGAGCGTGAATTCATCGCTGCGCCAGGACATTGTTGCGCGCTTAATCAGGGATTTTGAGGCGATTGAGCGCGGCCCCTACCTGCAACGGGTGCGCTGCCCGGAGTGCGGTAAGCGCGAAGCGTATATCAACGCCGATGCGCCGTGGATGCTGAAATGCGGGCGGGAAAACAACTGTGGCGCACAAATCCACGTCAAAGCACTGTTCCCGGATCTGTTCCGATCCTGGAGCGAGCGCTACAGCACCCAGGTGGGTGAAAAGCCCACCTCTCAAACACCGGTAGCCGATGGCTACCTGCGCGATGGCCGCGGCTTCGAGCTTGCCCGAATTCAGGGCTGGTACACCCAGGAGAGTTACTGGAAGCCAGAGATAGGCGGTACCGCCACCGTGCGCTTCGCCCTACCCGGCGGCGCTTACTGGGAGCGACTGCTGGATAACCCGGAGCGCTTCGGTAAGCAGAAGGCCAATTTCGTTGGCCGCTATAAAGGCCAATGGTGGTGCCCGCCTGCACTCAACTCAGCGGATCTGGTCGCTGCCGGTGAGGTGTGGATTGTAGAGGGCATCTTCGATGCGATCGCCCTCTACCACCACGGCATCGCGGCGGTGTCCGCCATGAGCTGCGGCAACTATCCGGATGAAGCCTTAAACGCCCTATCGGATGCCGCCCATCAAGCCGGGACCAGCCGCCCCACGCTGGTGTGGGCGCTGGATAACAACCGCGCTGGCCATAACGCCATTCACAAGCATGTGAGGCGTGCCCGGGCAGCAGGCTGGGATTGCGAAGCGGCGCAGATCTCCAACGGTGGCCACGACTGGAACGATGCCCACCAGCGCGGCGAGCTCACCGAGAAGCACCAGGAAACCTACCGCTACCACGGCGACCTGCTGTTGGCCCCCACGGCCATGGCCAAGGCGCTGTTGATCTACAAGCGCCGCGAGCAGCGAGAGTTCTGGTTCGAGTTTAAACGCCAGCTGTGGTGGTGGAAGCTGGATATGGACGCCTTCGATCGCGCCCTGCGCGCCGATGGGCTGGACGGTGAAGACCAGCGGCAGATCGACCCCGCCCTGCGCGACGCTGCCCTGGAGCAATCCGGCAGCGTGAAGCGGATCTGCACCTGTTACCCCACGGCGCTCTACTACCAGGCCAACGCGGTAACTGACGAAAGTTGGTACTACTACCGCGTGGAGTTTCCCGACGGCCGCCCGCCGATCAAGAACACCTTTAGCGGTGGCCAACTGGCTTCCGCATCTGAGTATAAAAAGCGCCTGCTGGGCGTGGCCCCCGGCGCAGTGTGGACAGGTACCAGCCAACAGCTGGATAACCTGCTGCAGGATCAGATCGGCAACATCAAAACCGTCGAGACCATCGACTTCATCGGCTACAGCAAGGAGCACGGCGCCTACGTGTTCGGCGATCTGGCCGTGGCCGGTGGCAAGGTGGTGCCTATCAACAGCGAGGACTTTTTCGAGCTCGGTCCACGCCGCCAGCTGAAAACCCTCAGCCAATCCGTGGCGCTGCACATCAACCCCGATCGCAAGGCATTCAACACCGAATGGACGCAGCAACTGCTCGGCGCCTTCGGTACCCGCGGCGTCATCGCCCTGGGCTACTGGCTGGGCAGCCTGCTGGCCGAGCAGATCCGCGCCGAAATGGGCAGCTTCCCGTTTTTGGAAATTGTGGGCGAAGCCGGCGCGGGTAAATCCACGCTAATCGAGTTTCTCTGGAAGCTGTGCGGCCGGCGCGACTATGAAGGCTTCGACCCCAGCAAGGCCACCATGCCCGCACGCTCGCGCAACTTCGCCCAGGTGAGCAACCTGCCGGTGGTATTGATCGAGTCCGACCGCGAACAGGATGGCGGCGCCAAACAGAAGCAGTTCGATTGGGATGAGCTGAAAACCGCCTTTAACGGCCGCTCGATCCGCGCCCGTGGCGTGAAGAACAGCGGCAACGACACCTACGAGCCACCGTTCCGCGGCAGCATCGTGATCAGTCAGAACGCCCCGGTGCAGGCAGGCGAAGCCATTCAAACCCGTATCTGCCACCTGCATTTCACCCGGGAAGGCCAGAACAAACAGACCAAAGCACTCGCCGAGGCGTTGGAACGTACCGAGATTGAGCACGTTAGCCAGTTCGCCCTGGCGGTGGCTCAACGTGAAGCCGCGCTGCTGGCGTTGATCACCCAACGCGCCCGCCACTACGCCGACCAGTTGGCCGACGACCCAGATATCAAGGTGCTACGCATCGCCAAGTGCCACGGCCAACTGATGGCCCTGGTGGAGTGCCTGGGGCCAGAAGGCCTGGATCTCTTCGACCAGCAAACCCTGGATATCGCCCTTGGCCACATAAAGCAGATGGCCCGGGAGCGTCAGCAATCCATCAACGCCGACCACCCGCTGGTCGCCGAATTCTGGGAAGCCTTCGACTACATCGAGGGCCTACGCGACGACCCCATGCTGAACCACTACGGCAAGGGCAGCGACATGATCGCCATCAACCTTAAAGACTTCGAGCGCACCTGCGCCGAATACAAGCTGCGCACCCCAGAGGTGCGAGAGCTGAAGCGTTACCTGAAGAGCAGCAAGACCCGCAAGTTTATCGATTCCAACCGCACCGTGAACTCCCGCGTCCGCCATAACGGCGGCAGCGTGAAGTGCTGGGTGTTTCAAGCATGAAGGAGCACGTGATGACCACCAAACATTCAATGCCACTGGTGACCCAGCGCCTACACGAGCGCAACCGTGAAGCACTGGAGGCAATGATCGCCGCCGAAGATGCCGCTGACCAGAAGCGCGCCCAGCTCGATGTAAAAGGCCCGGATGCCTGGGAGCGTCTCGCCGTGGTAGCCGAGAAAGAGAGCGGCCAAAGCCACCACTGCCGCCGCATTCTGCTTGCCGTTTACAACAGTTACGCCTGGCCGCTGGATCTCACCCGCCTGCGGGTGCTGGATCGCGACCTGCAGCAAGCCGCGCTCACCGTTATCGAGTGGGGTATCTACGCCAGTGATGAACCCCACGAATACACACCGGGTGGAAACGAGTTGATGCAGCGCTTTGCCGCTATTGAAAAAGAGGAACAGTAACCATGGCTGACAACGCCGACATCGCCACCGAAATAATGGAGCGCCGCATGGAGGCCGCCTTGAGCAGCCGGCTTTCGCTGTACATTCCAAATCCCGACCCCAAGTGCGAAGACTGCGGCCAGGAGATCCCCCAAGCCCGCCGCGATGCCCTGCCCTGGGCAACCACGTGCATCGAGTGCCAGGGGATTCGTGAACAACGGAGGCGGCATGTGCGCTGAACAACTCAAGGGCTGCAAGCTTGCCCGGCAAGCCGCCATGCTCTGCCCTGGGCAACCACGTGCATCGAGTGCCAGGGGATTCGTGAACAACGGAGGCGGCATGTGCGCTGAACAACTCAAGGGCTGCAAGCTTGCCCGGCAAGCCGCCATGCTCTGCCAGGATCGCGCCTTCCAGCTCTACCTGGACCGCCGCCGGCGAGCCAAACACAACATGACCGAATTCCAACTACCCGATGGCACCCACAACACCGAAGACGCCCGGGACTGGCTCTGCGCCGCCTGCCAGATCCAAAGCCGGGCTGAGCTAGACCACAACCCAACCGCCGCGGCCAGGTTCCGCAGCATTCGCCAATGCTTTCTGAAGTGGAAGCAGCGCCCAGGGAGGCAACAATGAACACATACTTTGGACTGCTCGCCGAATTCAACGGCCGCACAGAACTTCCACTTGAGGAAGTAGCCCCACGCTTCTTCGGCATCAGCCCCCGCACCGCCGCCTTTCGAGCAGGTGCCCAGGCTTTACCGGTACCCGCCTATCGTGCGGGGGATTCGCAGAAAAGCCCGTGGCTGGTTAGTGCGATCGACCTAGCGCAATACATTGATGAGAAACGGGCTGAGGCGCGAGAGCAGTGGAAGATGGTGAATGGGTGAGGTATGCGCCGGCTAAACCTTTAGCCGGCTAGCCTTTGCACTCGCATCACATTTTGGCCTTTACCTCTGCCACACCTACCCGCACCATTTCCTTAACTTCCCTTCACCCGAGTAGTCCTACGGAGCTAACCATGGAGCAAAGTCTTATTCCCGTTTTCCAAGCCAATGATCAGCAGCTGCTGTGTAATGCTCGTGACCTGCACGAGTTCTTGGAAGTAGGTCGCCGTTTTACAACTTGGATTCAAGGTCGCATAGACGAATATGGGTTCGTCGAAGGTGAAGACTTCACCGTCATAACCGATTTGCGCCTCCCCGATCCGGGAGTCTCAAAGGCCACTGGCAACGATAACTTTGATCTCCCCGATCTGGGGAACCAAATGACTAAAGACTTTGCTTCCCAAATCGGGGAGGCAAAAAATATAGACTCTCGTGGTGGCCACAACCGGGTCGAGTACCATCTCACCATAGGCATGGCCAAAGAGCTGGCCATGATCGAAAACAACGCGATGGGCCGTCGCGTTCGGCGCTACTTTATCCAGCGCGAACGCCAGGCAATTGAACTGCTGCAACAACAGGCGGACAGCGTGCGACCCTTAGAAGAAGTACGCGCAGAGATTGGCGATACACCCAAGTTTCGCTACCTGCTGATTTTGCAGGAACAAAGCCGCTCATGTGCTCGCCAGTTAGATCAAGCGCAAGGTCCACATGAGCGCTATACCCTGCATTGCCAGCTGCGCCAAATTAATACCGTGCTGGGCATTCCCACTCAGCCGCTGGTGAAGCGGGATGAAGTTGGTAAGCTGTCTAGCAACGCCTCAGCCACGCACAAAATGGAGCACTCACGTGGATAGCATCATTGAACGAACCATAGATACAGCCAGCAAGCGCGCCCTCTACCCCGAGGAAATCAAACGACTTAGCGCCTTCATACGTGCCCTGGAAAGTAACCAAATGCCGCCAGAGGATGTGTTGGTAAGGCGTATCAAAGAGCTACAGGGAAAGTTGGACGACTGCCGTGTCCGGGTTAAAAAGTGCGAACGTAATGGCTGCCCTGACTAAGTAAGCCGCCTTTTCAGGCGGTTTTTACTCATTATAAAGTAACGGTATAAGACTAACGCAGTTTCAGTGTTTCCGGCCTTAGATGCGTGTATCGCTTCAATACATCCCAGCTCTCATGGAGCGTGAACTGCTGCACCTCCACGATCTCATAGCCCGCCTCGAATAGCCGTGACGTTGCTTCATGGCGCAAGTCGTGAAAGCGTAGATCCTCAATCCCTTTGGATTCCGTCGCTGCTCTCCATCGAGTGCCAATCGATTTCGCCCAATAGGGGAAGATCCGAGGCTCATCTTTCTTGCGCGGCTGTCGCTGGATGATGGCCATCGCCTCATGGGTGAGCTTAAACCGCTTATGGTTGCCCCACTTCTGCCGTGGATGCTTGGCATCACGCACCCAGCAGGTCATCGCCTCTGTATCCAGATCGTCCCAGGTGAGCCGGGTGATTTCTTCCTGCCGGCGCGCTGATGCAATGGCAAAATCCATGATGTCTTCCATGGGTATAAGCGCACTGGGCCGGATCTTTTGGGAGCGAACAAAGTAAGCCCGTAGTCGCTCAATTTCATCGGCTGTCGGCCGCCGATCCCTGGAAGCTGGACGGCCAGTCAGCCCTTTGCTCTTCAGTAGCAACTTAGCGGATTCAAATTCATTCAAATCCACCGGCATTCGCCAGGCAGCCACCGCCGTTTTTAGGATAATGCCGAGCCAGGTCATATCGAGTGATGCTGTAGACGCTTTAACACCACTACGTCGGCGCATCTGAATATGATCAATAAGCTGCTCACTGCTGAGCTCGGTTATTTTGACGCGAGCAATAGGAAAGCGCTGCAGCTGTTCAATGGTCGCTCGCTTACTACGCCCGGCTCCATCAGCAAATTCATGCAGGTAACGTTCAATGGCATCATGTAAGGTGACGCCCTTCCATTTCGCGGACAGCACACCACCTGGTGCAGCCAGTTCGAGTTCACGTCGTTTCGCCCACTCGCTGGCCATTGCCTTTTTAGGGAATGTTTTGGACTCTGAGTAGTCAGGTTGGCCAGTACGCGCAATGCGAATACGCGCTAGATATGAGAAACTGCCGTCCCTTTTTGGACGCTTCACGATCGTCGCCAT